GCAAGACTGACGCTGGATGCCCAGAAAGCACAGGCCACCTCGACTCTGGAAGCCGCTCGTATCGCAGCAATGACAGACCAAGCTAACGCCAGTCAGGACTTGGCCGAGGCAAAGGCAATCATGGACCTTACGAAACAAGATAAGAGGGAGTGATCGTGGCAAAAACCGTCTTTGACGTGCTGGAAGAAAAACTTCTCTTGGCTCAGCGAGACCAAGAAGCGTTTGTAATGTCTGGAGGGGCAAAAACCTTCGAGGCATACAGAGAAGCGTGCGGGATGATTCGAGGTCTAACCCGTGCCAGACAGGAAGTACAAGACCTTGCGAAAAACTTTATGGACCAAGAAGATGACTGAAAAAACCGCAGCGATGAAAGAGTTGGAACTGCAGCGACGCAAGAAGATAGAGCAAGAGGAGAAAGAAAAAGCCGCCCTTGAGGCAGCGATCCCCAAACCCACCGGGTACCACGTTCTCATTGCACTACCGAACGTCGAAGAGACTTTCGGCGAGTCGATGCTGTTGAAAGCGGAAAAGACGGTGCGCGAGGAGTACATCCTTTCTACCATCGGGCTGGTTCTCGACATGGGGGATCAAGCCTACAAAGACAAAGAGCGGTTCTCTGAAGGCCCGTGGTGTAAGCCGGGGGACTACGTGATGTTCCGAGCCAATACGGGGACGAGATTCAAGATTGGTACGCAGGAGTACCGGTTGATGAACGACGACTCCATCCAAGCAATTGTGCCAAACCCGAGAGCCATCTCTCGTGCATGAGGAATAAACCATGGCGATGCAACAAGTTGAGTTTGAGTTTCCGGACCCCGATAAGAAAGCCGCGGCGGTTGTGGAGATAGAACAAGAGGAAGAAGACCTGCGGATCGAGGTAGAAGATGCCGTCGGTAGAGAAACCATTGGTAAGAAGAAAAAGACACTGAAGGTGGATGATGTCGAGATCGAGGTTGTTGACGACACGCCGCCGGCTGATCGAAACAAAAAACCCTCCGCTCCGCCGGATGAAGTAACCGACGAAGAGCTGGAAAACTACTCCGACAAGGTCAAGAAGCGCCTGCAGCACTTCAGCAAGGGCTACCACGACGAGCGCCGTGCCAAAGAACAGGCTCTGCGTGAGCGCGAAGAACTTGAGCGGTACGCCAAAACTCTTATTGAAGAGAACCAGAAGCTCAAAGGTTCAGTGGATAAGGGCCACAACGCGCTGTTGGAGTCCGCCAAAAAGCAGGTTCAGATCGAGCTGCAGGCCGCCAAGCAGAAGTACAAGGAAGCGTACGAGGCGGGTGATACGGACGCCATCATCGCGGCACAAGAGGGCTTGAACAACGCGCAGATTCGCTTGGACAAGGTGAATAACCTGAAACCACGAGCGGATCAACAGGATACGGAGACTTTACAATCTCAACCTGTTAATGTACAACAGCAAAAAGCACCTACTCAGCCCGCCCAACCTCCGCGGGATTTGAAGGCAGAGGCTTGGAGAAACGACAATCCGTGGTTTGGCAGTGACGACGAGATGACTGCGGCGGCACTTGGCTACCATAGCAAACTGGTTAAAGAGGGTGTAAACCCTCAGTCAGACGAATACTACGAGAAAGTAAATTCTCGTATGCGACAGTTGTTCCCAGAGAACTTCGATGAAGATGTTGATGATGCACCGGAGCCCAAGAAAGTAAAGAAAGCGTCAACTGTGGTGGCACCCGCTACGCGGAGCACTGGCCCTATCAAGGTCAAATTAAGCGAAACACAGATTGCGCTTGCTAAACGAATGGGAGTATCCCTTGCAGACTACGCCAAACAGGTTGCGCTATTGAGGAGATCATAATGGCCGATAACAGACTAGACCGAGAACTGGAAAAACGCGAGCGCACCCCGCGCAAGCAAGCATGGCGCCGCCCAGAAGTGCTGCCCACTCCGAATCCGGAGCCCGGGTATTCGTTTCATTGGGTCCGCGTAAGTACCAGAGGCCAAGCTGATGCGATCAATGTATCTTCTAAGCTACGTGAAGGTTGGGAACCCGTGCGCGCAGTAGACCACCCTGAGATTTTCCTGAGCAGCATCGAAAACGAGCGGTTCAAGGACAATATCGTGATTGGTGGCTTGCTGCTGTGTAAAGCGCCAACTGAGCTGGTCAAGGAACGTAATGACTATTACGCCCACCAGAACCGCTCACAGATGGTCGCTGTGGACAACAACCTTATGCGAGAAAACGACCCGAGGATGCCTCTCTTCAACGAGAGAAAGACCACGGTTACTTTTGGTAAAGGTTAATTTAGGAGTTAATCATGGCTACAACTGCCGCACCGTACGGGCTTCGTCCCGTTAAGCGCGTAGATGGGATGCCCTACGCAGGGGCCTACTCTACGTTCCTGATTGACCCGGCTGGCTACAACACCAACATCTTCTACGGAAGCGTGGTGTACATCAATGCCAACGGGTACGTCAACATTGTCACCGGTACCGGTGCTGATGCAACTACCAACGACTGGCCGACTGGTTCCACTAGCGCGACAGGTGCTCTCGGCGTATTCGTCGGCTGCAGCTACATCAACGCTCAGGGCCAGCTGATTTTCAGCCAGTACTACCCCTCCGGCACCACCGGTGTGGTACAAGCGTTTGTCGTGGATGACCCCATGGTTCTGTTCGCAGCCCAGCTCGATGGTACTGCTACACAGGCCGCCATTGGCGCCAACACGTTCTTCGCTGCAGCACAAAGCACTTCTACCGGCAGCACTCGTACAGGCAATTCAACCAGTGCGCTTGACGCAACGGTTGTCACTGTGCCCGCTGCGCTGCGTATTGTGGCCTTCGTGTCCCCCGTGTCAGATGCGTTCCCGGACGTTCTGGTTAAAATCAACCCCGGTTTCCACAGCATGTCTGTGAACACTGGCATTTAAGGAGTAGGCGAACATGGCTATTTCACGCGCCCAGCTACTGAAAGAACTCCTGCCGGGGCTTAACGCTCTGTTTGGCATGGAATACGCTCGCTACGGCGAGGAGCACGCGGAGATTTTCGAGACCGAAAGCTCTGAGCGTTCCTTCGAAGAAGAAACCAAGCTGTCTGGCTTTGGTGCCGCCCCGGTTAAAAACGAAGGCGCTGCCATTGCGTACGACAACGCACAAGAAGCGTTCACCGCACGCTACACTCACGAAACCATTGCAATGGGCTTCTCCATCACTGAAGAAGCTGTGGAAGACAACCTGTATGACAGTCTGTCTACCCGCTACACCAAAGCACTGGCTCGTGCCATGGCGTACACCAAGCAGGTCAAGGCCGCTGCCGTTTTGAACAATGCGTTCGCCGGCTCTGGTGTGACTTACGGTGACGGTAAAACTCTGTGCGCCACTGACCACCCGCTGGTCTCCGGTGGCACCAACAGCAACACTCCGGCAACTCCTGCTGACCTGAACGAGACTTCTCTTGAAGCCGCCATCATTCAGATCGCCGCATGGACTGACGAACGTGGCCTGCTGATTGCCGCTAAGGCCCGTAAGCTGGTTGTGCCTCCGTCGCTGCAGTTCGTAGCAACTCGTTTGCTCGAAACTGAACTGCGCCCGGCAACCGCGGACAACGACATCAACGCTATGCGCTCCATGGGTAGTATCCCCGGCGGTTACACCGTCAACAACTACCTGACGGACAACAACGCATGGTTCCTGATGACTGACGTTCCGAACGGTCTGAAGCACTTCGTCCGCACCCCGATGCAGACATCCATGGACGCCGATTTTGACACTGGCAACGCCCGTTACAAGGCACGCGAGCGTTACAGCTTTGGTGTTTCTGACCCGCTTGGTATCTTCGGCTCGCCCGGCGCTGCCTAAGCAAATCAACGACTTACGTCGTTACGAAAGGGCCCTTCGGGGCCCTTTTTGTTTTTGCGTTGACACCATACTGCGCACCTGCTACAAAGAGGCATCCCCGGACACATTACGCGCTGCAGACCGACCGGGCGGACGACATGCAGACTGAAGCGCACTACTCGCATGTGAGGATTTTAAAATGGCTGGCACTCATTATTCAGGCCCGTTACTCTATTCTGGCGCAAACACAAACCCCTACTTTGCCGGTATGGGCGAGATGCCCATCGGCATCAACCTCGCCGTTTTTACTGTGGCTGACGACTTTACCAGCGTAGCTATCGACAGCACCAATGACTGGACTGTCGTGAAAGACTCCGGTGCTTCTGTTGCTATCGTGGCTGACACTGTTGGTGGCGAGGTTGCTCTGACATCTGCCGCAACAACTGACGATGACGGCGCCTCAATCCAAGGCAATGAAGTGTTCTCTGTTGACGCAAACAGCAGCGTTTTCTTCTCCACCCGCATCAAGTGCAACGACGCTGACCAGACCGACATCTGTGTGGGCCTGACTGTAAACTTCGCTACCAACCCGGAAGCCATGCTGACTGCAGCTGACCGCATCGTGTTTCAGGTAGACGATGGCAACGCCTCTATCCTGTGCAAAACAGAGAAGGATGGCACTGAGACTTCCACAGACTCCGGCGTTGATCTGGCCGATAACACCTACGTGGTTCTGTCTTTCCGTGTCGATGGTACTGGCAGTGTGACTTTCTACGTCAACGGCAAAGTGGTTGCTCAGCACACCACCAACATCCCTGACGATGAGAACCTGACCGTAGCAGCCATGAGCCTTTCAGGCTCCGCTTCTGGCACCCGCGCTACAACCCTCGACTACATCATGGCGGCGCAAACTCGCTAAGGGGTGACCTATGACTGAGGTCAAAACTGAAAAACCCAAGAAGTCGACCAAAAAGGTCACGCAAGAGCAGCAAGCTGCACCGGTGGAGCTCCCGCCGGTTGGCTCTGCAGCTCGAAAAGCAATGGTTATGCAAGGTCTGATTAAGGAGTAAGTCATGCAATATGATATTTGGGCTATAAACCCGGCTCCGGATGACGACATTCTGCGCGCAAACGCTTCGATTGCTGGGGCTGGTGCGCTGACGTTGCTTACTACGAGCGTGTCTCCTTACGGCACCGGCTACAAGCTGGCGATTACGTCTGCTGGGAATGACAGCGGCATTACGTTTACCGTCGTCGGGATCAAAGTGGGCGATTTGACTGGGGCCAATACCACGGAAGTGGTGACAGGCGCCAACGCCGGGGCGGCCACAACAACCAATTACTACACCTCGGTGTCCAGCATTACCGCAAGTGGTGCTTCAGCGGGCAACGTAAAGATTGGTTCAAGTGGTTCGCTCGCGCTTCCGCGTACGCGCATCAAGAGTTTCTACTTTGTGGGCGCTGCTAACGCTGGCTCTGTGAGTTTCAACCTTAACAGCCCCACTGGTGCGACACTGCTTAAGATCGACACCCCAGCTGGCTCCGGGGCTTTCTCGGACAGCGTTACTATTCCGGGAGAGGGTATCCTGACAACTCGCAACAATCGAACTGATTTTGCGGTGGTGACACTAACTGAAGTGACTAATGTGACGGTGTTCTGTGGCTAAATCACCAGCTTGGACTCGCAAAGAAGGTAAAGACCCAAAAGGCGGACTCAACGCAAAGGGGCGGGCGTCTGCAAAGGCGCAAGGCATGAACCTGAAGCCACCCGCGCCCAACCCGAAGAATGACAAGGACGCGGCCCGCCGCAAATCGTTCTGCGCACGCATGAAGGGTATGAAAGCCAAGAACACCAGCTCTAAAACGGCCAACGACCCGAACAGCCGCATAAACAAGAGCCTGCGGGCTTGGAACTGCTGAGGTAGTCATGCCGTCGACATCAAAGCGTCAGCGCAAGTTCATGGCAGCAGCTGCCCATAACCCGAAGTTTGCAGCCAAGGCCGGTATACCGGTGGAGGTTGCCAAAGAGTACAACCGCGCCGATACGCGCAAATCCAAGAGGGCTAAGAAATGAAGATGGATATGAAGATGATGTCCCCCCGTAAGCGCATGGATATGGAAGGCTCCGGCCCCATGAAGAAAATGGCGATGGGCGGCTCCTGTGGCACCAAGAAAATGATGGGTGGCGGCATGACCAAAGGCTACGCCAAAGGCGGCGTTACTCGCGCTGACGGCTGCTGCATGAAGGGCCACACCAAAGGCAAGATGGTCTAATCATGATGCCCTGTCGCGGGATGGGGGCTGTGGCCCCCAGCAAAATACCGGGGTTCAAAGAAGGTGGCACCGTCAAAGACGCTTGCTACCGTAAAGTGAAGGCCCAGTACCGCGTGTTCCCGTCAGCTTACGCGTCGGGCGCCATCGCCAAGTGCAGAAAAAACCGAGGAGGCTGATATGGCCGTTCGGAAGACTGAGAAAGGCGCGGCGCTGAAGCGTTGGTTCAAAGAAGAGTGGAAGGACGTTCGCACAGGAAAAGCGTGTGGTCGGCAAGAAGGCGAAAAACGCGGTACTCCGTACTGCAGACCGACCAAACGCGTTTCCGAAAAAACGCCAAAGACCGCTTCCGAAATGACGGCGGCCGAGAAGAAATCGCGGATCGCCCAGAAAAAGAATTTGGGCCAGCCCGCAGGCGCACCTAAACGCGTGCAGCCGCTGAAGAGGAAATAGGCATGGCAACGTCCGGCACCACAGCGTTCAATCTAGACTTCACCGAGATTGCGGAAGAAGCGTGGGAGCGTGCCGGCCGAGAAATGCGCTCCGGTTACGACCTGCGCACTGCGCGTCGCTCTATGAACCTGCTGACCATCGAGTGGCAAAACCGCGGCATCAACATGTGGACCATCGAGGAAGGCACGCTGAATCTCGGGCAGGGCGTAGCAACATACACCTTACCTGCTGACACCATCGATCTTCTTGAGCACGTCATTCGTACCGGGGCTGGCAATGTCAGCACGCAGTCTGACCTCAACATTTCAAGAATCAGCGTCTCCACGTACTCCACTATCCCGAACAAACTCACTCAGGGGCGGCCGATTCAGCTGTATATTGACCGTGCCCGTGACAACCCGACGGTAACTGTGTGGCCGGTTCCAGATCAGGGAACCATCCTTGCGCCCTACTACATCATGAAGTATTGGCGCATGAGAAGAATCCAAGACGCAGGTAGTGGGGTTCAGACGCCGGATGTAAACTTCCGCTTCTTGCCGTGTTTGGTGGCGGGGCTGGCGTACTACATCGCCCAGAAAACCCCAGAGCTCATGCAGCGGGTTCCAATGCTGCAGGCGGAGTACGAGCGCCAGTTTGAGCTGGCTGCGGGCGAAGACCGTGAGAAGGCCCCTGTTCGCTTCGTACCGCGCATGTTCTACACGAGGTAACCATGAGCAATCGGTTTGCTTCTGGTCAAAAAGCGCTTGCCCTGTGCGATGTGTGTGGGTTCCCTTACAAGCTGCGAGACCTTCGTAATTTGATCGTAAAGAACAGGGACACGCACGTAAAAGCCTGCCCTGAGTGCTGGAACCCAGACCAACCGCAGCTGCATCTGGGAGAGTTTCCTGTAGACGACCCACAAGCGTTGCGCGACCCAAGACCGGATTTTAATGAGTTTCCCCAAGAACGAGCTCGGCTGCAGCCTAGTGGTTCAGTTCACGCTGGGGGTACAATAGGTTACGTGAAGATCGTTATCTCCTAAGAGGCACGGATATGAAAACCAATGCGAAGGCTCCGAAAGTTGTGGTAATGCCGGCGGTACCTACGGCGTACAAGGTAGATACCGTGAACCAGTCAGTCGACGTGAAAACCAGTGGGGTGAAAACCCGCGGTAATGGCGCAGCGACAAAAGGCACAATGGCCCGCGGGCCGATGGCGTAAAGGGGTAACCCGTGAACTACAGCGAACTGACAGCGAACATACAAGACATCTGCGAACAGACGTTCACAGCAGATCAGCTCGCAATGTTTACGCAACAAGCAGAGCAGAAAATCTACACGACCGTGGATTTGCCGGCGTTTAGAAAGAACCAGACCGGCTCGCTGACCTCTGGAAATAAGTATTTGGCGATGCCCACAGGCATGTTGTATGTCTACTCTTTGGCGGTAATAGACGCAGAAGGCGACTACGAGTACTTGCTCAACAAGGACGTAAACTTCATTCGAGAGGCTTATCCGGGGCCCAGTGACACCGGTAAACCAAAACACTACGCGGTGTTTGACCAGAATACGTTCATCCTTGGCCCGACGCCAAACTCGAACTACAACGCTGAGATTCACTTTTCGTACTACCCGGAGTCCATTGTTACAGCGGGCACGACATGGCTGGGTGATGAGTTTGATTCTGCCCTTCTCAACGGGGCCTTGGTTGAAGCAATCCGATTCCAGCAAGGTGAGCAAGCCTTGGTGGCGCTGTATGAAAAGCTCTACGTGCAAGCCCTTACGCTGCTTATTCAGGTTGGTGATGGTAAGCTGCGAGGCGACGCGTACCGAGACGGACAAGTAAAGAGGAAGATTGGTAATGCTTAGCGCACTTGGCGGGGCCGAAATAGGCGAGATCAAAGCAACTTTGGTGTCTGGTAGGGGGTTTACCCCAGAAGAAGTGGCGGAACAGGCACTGAACAAGATTATTTCGGTTGGGGGCAACTGCCACCCGGTGATCCGAGATCAGGCAGAGGCGTTCAAGAACGACATCCGTGGAGTGCTGGTGCATTACATGAAACAGGCGGTGCGGTCCAACCACACCACATTGGCAAATAGATTCCGCGCCGCTGGGCACCCGGAACTTGTAAAACTACTGGAGAGCTGAAATGGCTATCACTGTTACTACCGCAATGCCCACGAGCTTCAAAGTTGAACTGCTCAAAGGTCTGCACGATTTCACTGCGTCAACTGGCGATACATTCAAAATCGCCTTGCTGAAGTCCGCTTCTGCGGGCAGCGGCACGTACGGCGCAGCCAGCACCAACTACTCAAACATCACCGGTAATAGCGACGAAGCAAGCGGCACTGGGTATACCGCGGGGGGTAACACACTCACCAACGTCACCCCGACAGCTGATGGCACAACCGCTATTACCGACTTCGCAGATACTACGTGGTCAAGCGCGTCTTTCACCACTTGCGGGGCGATGATTTACAACACCAACAACTCCAACTCCGCTTGCGCGGTTCTGAGTTTTGGCGGCGACCAGACGGTAAGCTCCGGCGACTTCCAGATTCAGTTCCCTGCAGCAGCTGCATCAACGGCGATCATTCGTATCGCGTGAGGTAGGTTATGGCGTTGGTGTTGAAAGACAGGGTCAAAGAAACCTCGACTACGGCTGGAACTGGCACGCTGACGCTGGCTGGGGCCGTAGCCGGGTATCAATCTTTTTCTGTGATCGGAAACAGTAACACCACCTACTACGCGATTGTCGATGGCACCGCCAACACGTGGGAGATAGGTATTGGAACCTACACTTCCAGCGGCACGACGCTTTCTAGGGACACAATCTTAGAGTCCAGCAGCGGGGGGTCCGCGGTATCTTTCGCCTCGAACTCCAAAGACGTCTTCGTGACCTACCCTGCGGAGCGAGCTGTAGCTACAGACGCCACTCAAACCTTGTCTGGTAAAACCATCACCGACCTAGTGTTTGACGGCAACTATACGGAAGAGGTTTTTACCATTTCTGACGGTGCGTCTGTTGATCTAAACCCCGCTAACGGAACCATTCAGCTTTGGACGTTGGGCGCCAGTCGGTCTCCCACAGCCTCGTCTTTTGCTTCCGGGCAGTCTATGACGCTTATGATCGACGACGGTAGCGCGTACACCATTACATGGCCTAGCGTTACATGGAAAACCAACGCCGGCTTGGCCCCCACGCTTCAGACTAGCGGCTACACCGTGGTCCAGCTTTGGAAAGTAAGTACTACGTTATACGGGGCAAGAGTGGGGGATGCGTAGTGTTGACAGGGAAACTTCTTACCGCAGCTGACCAAAATATGGCGTGGAATTTGAACGCTTACGCTGATGTTTATGTGCAGCAGTTTTCCGTCACGTCCCAAGAATCTATCCCCGAGGGTTTATTTTTTAAACCCGACGGAACGCGGATGTACATAGTTGGTTCGGGGGGCGATGAGGTAAACGAATTCAGCCTTTCAACGCCTTGGGACATAACAACTGCCAGTTACGTACGAGTATTCTCTGTCGCAAGTCAAGACACAAGCCCGGAAGGACTGTTTTTCAAACCAGACGGGACAGCGATGTACATAGCGGGCAACATAAACGATAGCATATATCAGTACGCTTTGTCTTCCGCATGGGACATAAGTTCTGCGAGCTACGTTAGAAGTTTTTCTGTTGCCGCGCAAGAAACCGCCCCCTCGGATGTCTTCTTTAAGCCAGACGGAACAAAAATGTACGTTCTAGGGGACACCGGCAATGATGTTAACGAGTACGCATTGTCTTCTGCGTGGGATATAAGCACAGCAAGTTACGTTCAAGTGTTTTCTGTTGGTTCCCAAGACACCACCCCAAGGGGGTTGTTTTTTACATCTGACGGGTTGGGTATGTATGTTGTGGGGGGGCTTAACAGCAGCGTGTATCAATATACGTTGTCATCCGCGTGGAACATAAGCACAACAAGTTACGTGAGAACACTTTCTATCGCTACGGCTGAAACATCTCCAACCGGCCTTTATTTTTCCCCTGATGGTTTGCAACTGTATGTCGTGGGGGCAGAGGCTGATTCCGTTTCTCGTTTTCTCCTTTCCAGTCCTTGGGACATAAGTACTGCCAAATTACCAACATCGTTTACAACATCGTCACAATCCAGCGGGGGAAGAGCAGTTTTTTTCAAACCCGATGGGACAGTCATGTACAGGGTGGCTACAGGCAATGACGCTGTTTACGAGTACAGTCTTTCATCAGCTTGGGACATAACAACATCATCTTTTGTTAGAAGCGTTTCTGTTGCTTTACAAGACACAACCCCGACAGGGCTGTTTTTCAAACCCGACGGGACTAAGATGTACATGGTGGGGTCGGGCAGTGACCTAGTAAGAGAGTACACTTTATCCACTGCGTGGAACGTCAGCACTGCTACGTATACTCAAGGGTTTTCCGTAGCAACACAAGAATCAGCCGCAACTGCACTTCAGTTTAGTTCCGATGGCACGAAGATGTATGTTATTGGCACAAGTGGGGACGACGTAAATGAGTATTCTTTGTCTTCGGCGTGGGACATAAGCACCGCTTCGTATGTCCAAATATTCTCTGTAGCATCGCAGGAAACTGTGCCCAATGCCTTGTTTTTTAAGCCGGATGGTACAGCGTTTTATATTGGCGGAGATTCTTTAAAGCTGCATCAGTACTCGCTTACAACCGCGTGGAACGTGAGCACTTCGAGTTATTCAGGGCAATCTTTTTCATATGAGCCATCAGGCCCCGCTGGAAGTACAGCTGTTTTTTTCAGGGACACTGGTAGAAGATTGTTTATAGGTTCGACCACTATCTTGTACCAATTTTCGTTGTAAAGGTTTTCACTATGTATGCAAAATTGATGGCAGATGGGTCAATCAAAGCCCCGTACTACTTGAACGATCTGCAGCGGGATAACCCCCACACGTCGTTCCCGGACACCTTGAGCCCATTGGTGCTTGAAGGTTTTGGCGTTGCTATTGTTTCGCAAACGCCCCCTCCAGAAGTGGACACGTCGGTTAACCAGCTGGCCTACTCGGTAGTACGCCAAGAAGGGCAATACAAACAGGTTTGGTCAGCTACGCCGATTTCAGAAGAGATTGCTTCGCAGCGTGTTAGAGATCGTCGTTCTGATAAACTAAGAGCTACAGATTGGACACAAACACCGGATGCAACTGTTGATCGTGCAGCGTGGGCTACTTACAGACAAGCGCTCAGAGATGTTCCGCAACAGCCCGGTTTTCCGTACTCCGTAGTTTGGCCTAACGAGCCAACAGGGACCTAAATGTTTGGGTTTAGCAGTTTCTCAGAAGTACCCTTTGCTTCCCTGCCTGCCGCGGGGGGAGCTGTCACGGTCGCTGTTACTGGCGTCTCTGGTACGGGGGCTGTTGGAGCTGTTTCAACTCAAGTGATAAGCGGCGGTATTGTGCTGCCCTTGGGTGGTTGGGGTCGCGCCGGATGGGGAGAACTGCCCTTTGGTACTGGGTCTATCTCAGTATCTGGTCAGGGGCAGGTTGGTACAGTTTTCACTGCGGTAAACCGCAACGTCCTTGCCACTGGGGTTGAAGGGGCAGGTGCCGTTGGTAGTGTTGGTTTGGCCCTATCGTTAATTGTGCAGGGGGTCTTAGGGACAGGGGCAACCACCGCCCCAGTTACAGCTGTATCTGTAGTACCCCCCGGTGTCCAAGGGAATGGTGCTGTCGGCACGCCCGCTATAGCAGAGATAATTACCCCCACCGGAGTTGCCGCGCAAGGTGCTGTTGGTGCTGTCACCATTCGTTCAGGCATCCTGATTGAAGTCACGGGGGTTTCTGGAGCAGGTGCTGTAGGGGATGTTTCGCTTTCCTTCAGCAAGGTGATTGTGCCGGTAGGCGTATCAGGAACAGGAGAAGTTGGTAGCCCTGCACTAGCCATTAATTCTACGGTTATTCCGGTCGGTGTGAGCGGCAGCGGTGCGGTAGGCAGTGTTACGGTAGCGTACAGCGGTGCGGTTGTAGCCACTGGCGTAGAAGGCACCGGGAGCGTTGGTAGTGTTACCACGGGCGTAGGCCAGACAGTCATTCCCGTCGGGGTTTCTGCCACTGGAGGCGTCGGCACGGTGTCCTTCAAAATAAGCGACATTGTTGTGCCGGTCGGAGTATCTGGTACTGGTGCAGTAGGTACAGTTAGGATCGCCGGGTGGACCAACGTCAACGATACACAGAACCCGAATTGGGTTACTATAAATGACGCTCAGACCCCTACATGGGTCGACATAAACAAAGCGGCCTAGGAGCTGAAAGATGGCAACATACGCGAATGACCTCCGACTGAAAGAGATCGCCACGGGCGATGAGGATGGGCAGTGGGGCACAAGTACCAACACCAACCTGTCCCTGATTGCTGACGCGTTCAGCCTTGGCACTAAGCAGATGGCCGCGAATGCGGACGAGACCTTCACGATGCCGAATGCTACGGCGGACGGCACTCGCTCGCTGTACTTGAAGATCACCTCTGCTGTGTCCTTGACCGCCACGCGCACCGTGACGCTGGCACCGAACACGGTGTCCAAGGTCTGGATCATCGAGAACGCCACCACCGGCAGTCAGTCGATTACGATTGCGCAGGGTTCTGGCAGCTCGGTGACGATTGCCAACGGCGGCAAAGTGATGGTCGTGACCGACGGTGCAGGGGCAGGGGCTGCGGTTACCAATGCCAACCCAACTACAACGTCTGGCACAGTGACCTCAGTAAGCGGCACTGGTACGGTCAACGGGATTACCCTGACGGGCACTGTTACAAGTTCCGGCAACCTGACGCTGGGCGGCACTTTGAGCGGGGTAGACCTTACCTCTCAGGTTACTGGCACTCTTCCCGTAGCCAATGGCGGCACCGGAGCCACAACGCTCACGGGCGTTTTGAAAGGGAACGGAACGAGCGCATTTACTGCTGCGACAGCCGGAACAGATTTTGTGGCACCAGGGACGGCAACGACTTTTACAGCAACGCAGACATTCAGCGGGTCAACCAGCGCACTCGGAATCGTGCTTTCTGACGCGGCTGAAACTGCCACTGTATCGGCTACTGCTGCAACAGGCACGATCAACTACGACATCACGACTCAATCTGTTCTGTACTACACTTCAAACGCTTCTGCCAACTGGACGGTAAACTTCAGGGCTTCCAGCGGCACGAGCCTGAACACCGCATTGTCCACTGGTCAGTCCACAACCGTTGCTTTCCTTGTCACCCAAGGCTCCACGGCCTACTACAACAACGTGGTGCAAGTGGATGGCACTACCTCTGGTGTCACTACGCGCTGGATCGGTGGCGCTCCTACTGCTGGAAATGCAAGTGGCATCGACAGCTATAGATACCTGATAATCAAGACCGGCAGTGCCACGTTCACCGTGTTGGCCTCAGTCACCCAATTCAAGGCGTAAATCATGCCATTACAAGAAACCAGCGGGTCTGCAAGTTACGATGCTTTCGGTGGCGGTGCTGCTGAGCGGGTATTTATAGAGGCAGTTTTCTCAACATGGCTCTACACTGGCAACGGCTCTACGCAGACCATTACCAACGGGATTGATCTGTCCACGAAGGGTGGGCTGGTGTGGATGAAAGGCCGATCAGGTGCAACAGACCATGCGCTATATGATACTACGCGGGGAGCCACAAAAGATTTAGTCAGCAACAGCACTGCTGCGGAGACAACGCAAAGCACTGGCCTGACAGCGTTTAACACTACGGGCTTTGCTATTGGCACGCTAGCTAAAATAAACACCAATGCAGCCACATACGTCTCATGGTCATTCCGCAAGCAGCCGAAGTTCTTTGATATTGTGACGTTCACAGCTCCGGGGGTTGGTACTGAGTAAACTGTAAACCACAATTTAGGCTCTACACCGGGTTGTGTGATTATGAAATCAACAACCAACACCGGAAACTGGGTGGTGCTGCACAGGTACGATCAAACAAAATTTGGGGCACTAAACACTACTGCTGCCTTTGATGACGCATCATTTAATGCCAGCTTTACAAGCACTTCTTTCAAAGTAAAGGGTGGTTTTAACATTACCGCCAATTCTGGCACCTACGTTGCCTACCTATTCGCCCACGACGCAGGCGGCTTTGGCCTATCTGGGACGGACAATGTGATTTCGTGTGGAAGCTACACTGGAAATGGTAGCGCGGCTGGGCCGACGGTAACGCTTGGGTATGAGCCTCAGTGGTTACTTGTTAAATGTTCTAGCTCTACAGGAGATTGGAACCTTATAGATAACATGAGGGGTTTTGTTGTAGGCGGAACTGACGCAGAACTGAATCCTAATTTGTCCAGTGCGGAAAGCACAGGCACGTTTGTAACGCCTACATCTACAGGGTTTCAAATAAACACAACTGATGCGGGCTACAACACAAACAGCGCCATCTACATCTACATCGCCATTCGCCGTGGCCCGATGAAAGTGCCGACGAGTGGGACGAGTGTGTTTAAGCCTTTCACCTACGACAACAGCGCTGGCGGATTTACTCAAACTCAAAATGCCGGATTCCCAACCGATCTTGCTTTTGAAACAGACAGGGCACTATCCAGCCAGCACTATCTTGTGTCGAGATTGCAAGGCCCGAGAGCGCAGATGTCCACGGCCAATACGTTCGACGAATCAACGTTTAATACTGGAGGAGATCAACAAAAGTTTGATTTGCAAAATCTGTTCGCTCAGCAGAATAGCGTTTCTTCAAGCGTTCTTTTGTATTGCCTACGCCGCGCCCCCGGCTTCATGGATGTGGTTTGCGATACTGGCACAGGTTCGGCACATACGATCACGCACAATTTGGGCGCTGTGCCTGAGTTAATGATCCGCAAAAAACGCAGCGCGGCAGATAACTGGATTGTCTATGCCAACAATGATCCGACTGATTATCTGATCTTGAACAGCACTGCTGCAACGGCTGATCTGGATACGATGTGGAACGATACGGCACCGACATCCACTGTATTTACGGTTGGAACAAATGACGATGTGAATCAGAACACAGGCACTTTCGTCACTTACCTTTTCGCCACCGTTGCGGGTGTGTCAAAAGTAGGCAGCTACACAGGAAACGGCAGTAGCCAGACGATAAACTGCGGCTTCACCGGAGGCGCTAAATTCGTTCTCATAAAGCGCATAAACTCCACCGGAGATTGGTACGTCTGGGACTCTGCCCGTGGTATCGTAGCGGGTAACGATCCGCACCTGAGCCTTAATGATACTGCCGCTGAAGTGACTACCGATGACAGCGTAGACACAAACAGCACTGGTTTTATCGTCAATCAGCTTGCGGCAACTAACATTAACGTCAGTTCTGCCAACTATATCTTTTTGGCAATAGCTTAGAGGTAACCATGGAAATCCGAATCAGATCAACAGGCCAAGTCATGCTTGAACAGGAGTTTCGTGCTTACCAGCAGGCCAATGGCGGCCCTACATGGGGGCAGACGACAGACGAGATTCTGGACAACCTTGGTGCTGATCCTGTCTTTGAAGGCCCGCAGGATTCAGGCGGGACGGTCTACCAATACTCGCAGCGTGACGGCGTGGAGCAAGTTCAGGGCAAGTGGTACACCAAGTACATACTTGGCCCAGTCTTTGTTGACGGCGAGACCACAGCCGTTGAACAGGAAGCAGCCTACAAAGCACAGAAGGATGCCGAGTTTGCAGCCAACGCCAGAACCCAGCGAGACAGGCTTTTGTCGGAGTGTGATTGGGTCGTCATCAAGTCTCTGGAATCTGGTCAGGCAATTCCGAGTGAGTGGGCGGCCTACCGTCAAGCCCTGCGAGACCTTCCGCAGCAAGCGGGCTTTCCAGTTTCAATCACTTGGCCCGTCAAGCCGTAAGGAGTCGCCATGAACATCGACGAAATCGCGTTACGTCAGATCGTCCGTGAGGAAATGAAATCGGCTTTGAAAGAAGTCGGGCTTCATGACGATGACGCCGGTACCGATGTTCGTGACCTTCGCTCTTTGATTACCGACTGGCGCGGCATCAAGAAAACAATCTGGCAGACTATCGCTAGGGCTGGGACTGTTTTTGTTCTCGGCCTGCTTGTAGTTGGCGGATGGAGCAAGATTAACGGCAATGGTGAATAACCATGCTCGATCCCGTCTCGGCTATGGCTATAGCTACATCGGCCTACAATATGCTCAAGAAGGGCATCGAGGTAGGCCGAGAGCTGGAGGACATGGGCGGGCAACTAGGAACCTGGTTCGGGGCCATCGCTGATGTAAAAGCAGCCGACGAGGAAGCCTCTGATCCGCCGCTATTTAAAAAGGTTTTTGCTAAGTCCTCTGTCGAGCAAGAAGCCATCGAAAACCTGATGCGCCGCAAAAAGATTGAGCAGCAGGAACGAGAACTTAGAGAAATGATCGTGTACCGTTTCGGCGTAGATGCCTATCGGGACATGATAAAAGATCGAAACAAAATTCGAGACTCGCGTCAAAAAGCAATCGACGCTCGCGCCAGAAAGATCAAGAAACTAATATTAAACGCTGTCGCCATTGCCTTGATCGCTCTGATCGTGGCAATACCGATAGCTGCCGCAGTCTACATAATGCAGAGGATGTAACCATGATGACTCTCTTATCTACCCTGCTGGGATTCGCCTCCGGGGGATTGCCGAAGGTTTTGGACTACTTCCAAAGTCGCGGCGAAATGAAGCACGAGCTGGCTTTGATGGCCGCACAGCGCGAACGTGAAATTGCGCTGGCGAAAGAGGGTTACATCGCTCAGGCACGAGTCGAGGAAATCAAAACAGATCAGATCGCCATGCAAACACAGGCGCAGGAAAAGATTGCGATGTGGAAGCACGACATGAAAATCGGGGAGGGCGCGTCAACCTGGGTTATTAACCTTCGGGCTTCAGTGCGACCGATTGTCACCTACCTCTTTGTTGGCTTACTTATCACCGTTGATATTGCTGGCATCTGGTACGCCTATTCAACTGGTGTCGCATTTGCTGATGCCATGAATATGGTTTTCAGTGACGATGAAATGTCTATTTTGGCCGCAATCATCGCTTTCCATTTTGGCGGAAGGGCGTTTGGCAAATGATAGGCGTTTACGCGGTCATAAACATATTCAACCGTAAAGCCTATGTTGGAAGCAGTATAAACATTGGCAGGCGTTTGGCGCAGCACCGATGGTCAATAAAGCACAAGCGTTTTCTTAATCGGCAGCCTTATCAAGACGACGCTACGATTTACGGTATTGATGGCTTTGAGTTTGTTGTTTTAGCTAAGACAGACACAATAGAGCAGGCGCGTGAACTTGAAACTGCTTGTCTTGAGTGTTTTTTTGGCGATGACCTTTACAACAAAAGTCCAAACGCTGACGGCGCTACTGGCACTAAAAGGGATAGTGCGGCTTATGTTGTTGGTTCTGCAAAACGCATAAGCAACCCTAACTTCTCAGCAAAGTTGTCAGAGGCGTGTAAGGGTAAAAGGCAGATTGTTACCTGCCCATCATGTGGGCTTTCTGGTGGTGGGGGTAATATGCGTAGATATCACTTTGAGAAGTGTAAATCATATGCAAACATCTGAGGAAGGCATTAATCTGATTAAAGCCTTTGAGGGTTGCCATAGCAGCCCCTATAGGTGTCCTGCTACGCTTTGGACAATTGGGTACGGCCATGTGCTATACCCTGAGCAAGCAAGGCTTAAAACAGACGATAGAGCCTCCTATCCACTAAAGCCACAGCATAATCGAGTCTGGGATGCTGACGAAATTAATTCGCTTCTTGAGGCGGACTTACAACGCTTTTCGGATGGGGTATTACGATTATGTCCTGCTGCTGCTGATAATGATCGCCACCTATCGACACTGGTTAGCTTTGCGTTCAATGTGGGGCTAGGGAATTTGCAATCCTCGACATTGCGAATGAAATACAATCGAGGCGACTACGCTGGCGCGGCAGATGAATTACTCAAATGGCGGAAATCGAACGGCGTCGTTCTTGCCGGGCTGGTCAGGCGTAGAGAAGCAGAGCGGGCGCTGTTTTTATCCGGGGGCTAATCCCAATGCTGAAAAAAATCACGTTCAAGTCCGGGGTTAACCGAGAAAACACGCGGTATGCTGCCGAAGGGACATGGTACGAAACCAACAAAGTTCGGTTTCGCGTCGGCTTGCCTCAAAAAATTGGTGGGTGGCAGCGCTTGTCTTCCAACACCTACCTCGGCGTGTGCCGTTCCATGACCAACTGGGCCACACTGGCCGGCCAAAACCTCGTATCTGTCGGCACAAACATCAAGTACTACATCGAGCGCGGTGGCGCTTACTTTGACGTGACGCCGATTCGGCTGACAACCTCTGCCGGAGATGTGACTTTTGCGGCTACTAACGGCTCTGCTGTTCTCACCGTCACCGATGTTGACCATGGTGCCCAGCAGGGGGACTACGTGACTTTCTCCGGCGCCGTAAGTTTGGGTGGCAACATCACTGCAGCGGTGCTCAACCAAGAATACAGCATCGCCTCCATCATCGACGACGACAACTACACGATTGTAGCTACAGCCACGGCCAATTCGTCTGACAGCGGAGACGGCGGCGCCGCCGTTGTAGCGGCCTATCAAATTCCAGTAGGTAACGAGATAGAAGTGCCGTTTACTGGATGGGGCGCAGGTCGTTGGGGGTTTGGTACGTGGGGGATTGGTGGCACCACTATCGCGCCTATGCGTATATGGAGCCAAAACAACTTCGGGGAAGACCTGTTCTTCACCTACCGCGGCGGGAAGCCGTTTTATTGGGACGCTAGTACCGGGGTGACAACCCGGGCTGTTTATGTGTCCTCTCTTGGTGGCGCATCAGATGTCCCGACGATTACCAACATCGCCTTCGTGTCTGACATTTTTCGGTTTGCGTTCTGTTTCGGGGCGAATGAGATTGGCAGCAGCGCGCTTGACCCTATGCTGATCCGTTGGTCCGACCAAGAGGACGTAGCAAACTGGACCCCCGAGGCAACCAACCAAGCCGGCAGCCTACGTGTCTCAAAAGGCACCCAAATAGTCGCAGCTAAGCAAGCGCGTCAGGAAGTGTTGGTATTTACTGATGCGGCCGTATATGGCCTGCAGTACCTCGGAGCTCCGGAAGTGTGGGGTGCGCAACTACTCGGGGACAACATTACAATCATCAGCCCCAACGCCGTCGTGTATTCCAACAACATTGCGTACTGGATGGGCAAAGACAAGTTCTACTACTACGACGGTACCGTAAAAACGTTGCCCTGTTCAGTGCGCAGCTACGTGTTCGACGACATCAATAAGCAGCAATTTGACCAAGTTGTTTGCGGCACGAACGAGCAGTTCGACGAAATCTGGTGGTTCTACCCGGCAGCTGGCTCTGATGAAAACGACCGCTAC